CCTAGCAGGTGTAGGACCAGACCAGTCAGCAACATTACACTCTACAAAGATATCCATAAAGTCCCAATCTGGTGGTGCAGTTATAGGTAAGTCTTCCACATACATAACACCATTCTCTACGTTACCAAATAGTTCAGCAGTATGACTACTATTTCCAGCTAAGGTCTTCATACTTGTAACAGTCCAAGTAGTTCCAGCATTAATCAAAGCAGGATACATATACTTCCACGAAGCATTTGCTACATTATCATCATATGTTGAGAAGTTATAAGCAGTCTGAGGAGTATTACCAATTCCGAAATTAGATCCTGTGGTGTATATTGTATCTTGATAGTTACTTGCTCTACTGATCTTGAATTTCAGAGCAGCGAATCTAAATCCAGCTCTAGCAACTTGACCAGCACTATTAGATGCTTGTATAATGAATATACCTTGCTCTTTAGCAGTAGAAACAGCATCCTTTCCACCAAGAGCAACACCGTTCTCAGTAGGCATAGGTTTTATGTTCTGCCACTGAACTGTCTGAGTCGAAGAACCTACATAACCCAAGTTAGTATCTACTGCTGAGTTAAGAGGAGTCGCATATCCATTTGCATCGTGTACACCCCAATAACAACCACCCCAAGTAGTATCTGCTGTACCAGTAATAGTAGCATTAATGGTTATAGTCTCTTCAACGCACATAGGAACATAGTTGAATACAGTAGTGGAAGCCAATCCAGTACTTGTAGCAGTCATTGTTTGACTACCAACCGCAGGAGTGTAAGCCCTAGTAGCAGACACTGTAATCTGTGGTTGTTGAATTACAGTAATAGTTTGTTGAGATGAAATTGTAGTACCACCATCTAATGCTTCAGCATATATTGAATAAGTTGTAGTCTGCGATGGAGTTGCAGTAAATGTTCCAGAAGAAGTGGTAGGATTCCAAGAACTATCAGTTGGCGTTGATGTTCCATAAACATTATTAGAATTGCTAGTAGTCCAACTCAATAACGTATCAGTATCCTTCATATTACCAGCAGGACTACCTTGTACAATACTGCTGCTAGAAGCAGTTAGACTAGCAGTAGGTGCTGGTGCAGCTGCTACAGTAAGTGTTTCTGTCTTTGTAGCATTTCCATTAGCATTTGATAATGTAACACTGTAATCTGTTGTCGCTGTTGGACTGACAGCCCTACTAAAGTACGCAGTATTAGCAGCAGTAGTTGCAGCATTATCCCAATTAGAATCTGTTGGGCTAGATGATGCAGATACAAATCCAGTAGCATCTCCACAACTATACGATACAGTAGCAGAAGCACCATACGCAACTGACGATGGAGTTACAGTCATAGTAATTGAAGGAGCATTTGCTGCTGCTACACTAACAGTTGTACTCTCAGATGTATTACCCCACTGGTTACTTACTTCTAAAGTATAAGTAGTTGTTGCTGAAGGATTAACATTTACAGTTCCACCAGTAGGAGTAGAAGCACCAAAGTTGCTTGATACAATTGCGGTAGCACCAGGACAAGAGTATGTTATAACTGAAGTAGCTCCAGAAGCAACGTTTGAAGGTTGTGCAGATATTGTAAGTGATGGTGCTGCTTCGTAAGTTATATTTGCAAGTGCAGTCATCACAGTTGAAGTATTATATTTAACTGCAATCTGATAATTAGCGGTTGTACCTCCATTAGAAGGTGCCTCCAATGTCATTATGACAGTATCACCAAGTCCATATCCAGTATTTGTAGCACCATTAGTACCTTGAAGGTTTATAGGACTTCCACTTGTAGATTCACCACCAATCTTAGTTACCTCAATGTCGAATGAGTAATTACTATCAACACCATCGATGTCAAATGTTACTGTAGCATTTCCACTAGCAGTTGTAACACCTATGTTGAAAGGTCCAACCTGATCTGGGTAACGATCTCCTGTATCACCTTGAGGAGGTGCTGTGTATACAGAACTATTAACTCCTCCAAATATCATATAGGCAGTCTGCTGATATTGAGGTTTAAGATCTGGAGTACCATCTAAGTCAAGATCTACATCCAAATCAAAGGTTATTTGTGTACCATCAACAGGAGAATCATCAATAGTCCACTGCATATCAGTGGCAGGGGGTTTGATTGTACAAGAACCAGTAGTAATATCAATTACTCCTTCATTTGCCGCATCCGCACTACCTGTCTCTGAACCACCACTAGTTTGTTGTTCCTGTACTCTTATCTGATAATAATCTGGTTGGTTCCAAGAGTTTCCATTATTTACTGCTAAACTTCCACCGTAAAATCTTTTACCACCATTCTCAACAGGTTCTGATTGACCACTACCTAAAGTAATGGTTCCTTGAGTAACTCCTTGATACACATAGGTAAACACACCTTGATAAAGTGATACGTATGCTTGCCCTGCTGAATATGCAGGACCATAAACAGTTTGCCAACTAGTAGTACCACCTGATCCACCGCCTCCAGAAGATCCAGCAACACAATATGCTTCATACCAATCATTACCATTATATGCACCTGGAGCTGGGTTTCCAGCATTCTGTCCTCTAGAACCTATAGAATCTCCAAATCCTTTATGATAAGAGAAAGTACCTGAAATAGAACTCTTGAATGAAATCCAGTGTGAGTGTGGTTCACTGGAACCTCCTACCGCTTGAATATTTGCCCCACTATAGGTAGTTGCTGCACTAGCACCACCCAAAATACCTGTATCACCAGAACCAGGACTAGTCCAGTCAGTAGTCATACTACCAGCAGGAGCACAGTTATAAACTCCATCTACGTGTTTGTGACCTGGCCAACTGGGCATTGTATAATTAGAAAGAAATCCACTCTGAACTTGCAAATACCCATCAGTCATAGCTGTAGGTATTTGATCTGTTCTAGAAGTATTAAAAGTACTTACAATACTACCAGTTGTAACTTGAACTCGGCTAGAAATGTCACTTAATGTTATATTATTTTTACCACCACGTGTACCACAATTATTTGTACTTCCAGCATCGTGTTGCTCCAATTCAGGAGAAGTATTATCTGGCCTTAATCTACCAGTTCCTACAACTCTTCTATCTCTAAGATCAGGTACATTGAAATCGCCACTTAAACTTGGAAATGTCCCAGTAGTAGATCCACCATAAGTATTTTCAATAACATTATATAAACCCACATACTCATTTGGATTGAGTCCTCTACCATTACACTCCAACCATCCATCGGGAGCATAATAATTACCACCACTATCTTTAGGCATCATTGCAATGGTGCCTGTTTGTACTCCTGCCCACGCAGGTGATGTCTCGGAATAATACTTTGCCATTAGTACTTAATGATGAATTCCATAATCATATATGGAGATGAAACGTGATTTAAATGCTCACGTGCGTCAGCAGTGAGACTACAAGTAGCAGTAGATCCTGTAAAATCAAGGTCTACTCTAGGTTGTGTAAATTCCATTAAATTGGAAGTAGCATTTCCACCAATGCTATGATTATGTGAAGGATCTGGATCTAATGTTTCTATGTTAAAATTAGCTCCGAAATTAGCAAATCCAGCAGAACCTGAATTGTTCTGAATATCAGTATCAAATCCAACTCCAGATTTTGCATTTACTTTTGGAGCGAGTGTAGGATCGTCACCAACACCGTGATCGTGTTTTCCTACATTAGAAATGTCAAGAGTAACAGTTGCAACTGTACCACCAGTAACAGTAAGAACTGGTGAACCAACTGAAGGAGCTTTATACTCCTCAACACGTACCATCCCTGTATAAGAACAGTTTGCGGTACTTTGTACCTGTGCTCTGTATCCTATACCAGCACGTTCTATAATACCACCACCACTCATTGCAGCGTCACCCATATACTGACTACCTGCTGTGTTATTAGGCATTAAAAATTTAGCACCTAAATTTGGGACACAAAAGGTACCAGCAGTGAAATTATTATCCGCATCGAATGTTGGATTTAATAATGATGTGCCAGAAATTCCTGGAGGAAATCTACATCCAGAAACTCCACCTCCACCACTAGCACCTACACCTATAACACGTGCAAGATCTGGATAATCACGAGCTTGAAATACTGTTCCATTACATCTAAGATAACCTCCAGGAACACGATCCAACTGTTGATTAGCACTCTGCACTTCCCTTGAAAAAGGAATAATAACACCTGGTGCTACACCTTGACCTCCTTTAATTTGGGCGTAAGTTAATGCCATTAGAATGCTTTAATGATGTATATCGCTGTTTGATATGGAGTGTTCATTGCCAGTTGAGAGTTACCTATGCCTGGATTATTATTTAGTGCTACTGTACTATTAACTTCATCGTAGTCTCTAGTGTAAGGATCAATATTAATAGTGCCTTTATCTACACTATACTGTACAGATCCGTGTGAATGAGCACCACCAGCACCACCTGATCTAGAACTAAATTCATCAGAATTAGCTCCACCTGGTTCTAGAAATGTTTTATCTTGCAATGCTCCTGCTACCTGACCACTAGCATCACCACCAGACTCAGCACTAGGTGAACCTCCTCCTGTTTGAGGATTACAAGTCTGTATAGTATAAGTGTGAGTATGAGAAGGCATATTCTCGTGCGATAATACTCTTGGTTGCATTGAAGCAGACTTTGACCATATAGATCCACCAGTACCATTTCCTGTAATAGCAGGAGGAGATGAAAACGCTACCGTTTTATTAGGCTTGTTCTCAATCAACCACTCTGCATTAAGAGTAATATTTTCCGAGGATGCTCCACCAGTTCCTGAAGTATAAGCACCACCTTGATGCACAGGAACTTTTTGTATAGTATTTAAAGTTGGAACTGCAAAAGTTGATCCACCCCCACCATAAGTTGTACCAATAACCGCTTGTAGTGCGGGATAATCCGCAGTATTATGTGCTGTACCGTCGCAAGAGAGCCATCCCTGAGGTATATCACTCGTAGTTCCAGTCCACGCCATAATTGTGCCAATAGAGGCATTCTTAAATCCTCTAATTGATGCTAAATTTTTCATTAGAGTTCAATTAAACGCCAGCCAATTGTATTACCAAGGAAGACAAGACCTAATCCAGCACCAGGAGTCTGGACTACTAATTGTCCTTGAGAATCTCCTTGTATAGGTTTAGTTCCATCAGTCTTAATAATTATAGATTTGTTATAGGTCAATGCATCTGTAGTATCTAGGACACGAATTTCATCACCACTAGCAGGTGATGCTGGTAATGTAAGTTCTATTGATGTACCTGCAAATGAGGTAACATAGTATCTAGTATTAACTACTAAAGTAGTGCTGGTACTACATTCAACCCACTTACGTCCAGCAGTAGGTGTAAAGAACCCAGTAACTTGATTAATATCTATACTACCGTCAGTATTAACCTTGAAGTTATTAGATCCACCCATATTGATGTCAAGTTCTCCACCAGCAGCAGATATATTCTGTCCAGCATTGATACTTCCACCAGCATTGATGTTACCTTCTACTCCAAGTCCACCATCGTGAACTACAACTGCACCAGTATCTTTAGTCGTTGAGTTAACATTACTGTGTACAATTAATGTACCAGAGTTATCAGTGTCATTACCAATAACTGTGTTACCAGTTGCAGAATCTACAGTAAAGGTTACATCATCATTTACGTGTAACTTAGCAATAGTTAAGTCATTACCAAGTGTCAGAGCACCTTCAGCAGATAGAACTGCTCTTGGATCGATAAGAGTATTAGATC